CAGGAAGATAAAAACGAATTCAATTCGTAATGTTTTCGCGATTAATCGTAGAATCTCGGAATAAAACCGTAGACTTTTGGTGATAATTTGGAGAATTTGATAGAGCAATTGCAAGGGCTTGATCCGACTGAGCTTGACTATGTTATGGCTCGGTCGAGTTCCGCGTCTGTCAAAGAGGCGTGTGAAAAGATAGGACTTTCCCAATCTACGCTGTACGGCTGGAAAGAGCGCAGAGACGAATTGGAGCAACTTGCCGCCGCTCTTCGCCTTGACCGTCATGTTGAGGTCGAGTTGAAATTGCGCGAAGCCTTACCGGACGCTGTGCAAGTTGTGATTGACGGATTGAAAAAGCATAAATATTCTGAGCAATTTCGGGCCGCTGTCGAGGTGCTGGATCGCACGCTTGGCAGGCCCACGCAGAAGATTGACCAAAAGACGGAGCATAGCGGAGAGGTTACGCACAAGTTGTATGAGACGGTTTCCCCGGATGATTGGGATGAGGACGGCGAGAGTGAATGAGCAGGTTTCGCCCTTACGATTGGCAGATTGCCCCCTGGAGAGACAAGTCGCCTATTCTGCTGCTGGACGGTGGCTCTGGTTCCGGTAAGTCAAGGCTGGCAGGCGAGAAGGTTCACGGCTATTGCCTGAAATATCCTGGAGCTACGGCCGTTGTTGGACGTAAAGATCGGGCCAGTGCCTCAAAGTCAGTAGTACCATTGTTGCGTTATACAGTCATGGCCGGCACGGATTGGGGCGAATATAAAAAGACAGACCAAATATTTGAGTACAATAATGGGTCTGTTATATACGTGGTAGGGATGAAAGATGACACTCAGCTTGAGGCACTAAAATCTATCAGGGGCAAGAACGGTGATCCGGATTTCATTTGGATTGAGGAAGCCAACGCTCTGTCGCTGACTGATCATGAAACGGTAGTTACTCGATTGCGCGGCACGGTGGCCCCCTGGCAGCAGTTGATTTACACGACTAACCCAGACACGCCGGATCACTGGATAAACAAGTTGCTAATCGAGGACGGACAAGGTAGGCGGTACTTTAGCATTCCAACGGACAATCCCTCGTTGCCGCAGATTTATATTGATGCCCTGGATAACCTGACGGGAATCCGAAAGCAGAAATATAGATATGGACTGTGGGTGCGGGCCGAAGGCGTGATTTACAAGTCCTACGATTCGTCAAGGCACCTCAAGGATTTGTACGATGTCAACATTGATAAGACTAAGCGTTTCATCGTTTCGATTGACTTCGGGTACACCCATCCCTTTAGTGCCTCGCTGTGGTATGTGGATGGCGATGGTCGGATGTTCCAAATTCGGCAAGTCTACCATTCAAAACGGACGGTAGCCGAACATGCCCCGGCAATCCGCAAGATGGTAAAGGGCTTCCCGGTTGAAGCGTGGATCACAGACCATGATGCTGAGGATCGGGCGACGCTTGAGCGTGAGCTTGGAATCGTCACTATTCCAGCCTACAAGTCGGTGAAGGACGGCATCGAGGCGGTAGAGCAGCGATTTGCAGATGACAGGCTTTTCTTGTGTCGTGGGGCATTGGTTGAAACTGACCTGCTATTGGAGGCAGAAAAAGAGCCACTTTGCACTATCGAGGAAATACCAGGCTATGTCTGGTCTGATAAGAAGCAGGATACGCCCGTGAAAGAACGAGATCATGGGCTTGATGAAATGAGATATGCGGTGGCATATATTGACGATATTGGCAGACAAAAAACCTCCATCAATCCAAAAGCTAGCGTAAGTAATTATCTAAGAGACGGTAAGCGACAAAACGAAAGGCCAGGTTTCTAATTAATCGAGGTAATGAATGAACGAGAATCTTATTGTAAACGCTCTTCTAAAGACTGACCCGGCCCTGTATCAACAGGTGGATGGCGGCTCCGATTTCCTGAGCGCTATCAAGCAGCGTGGCGCAAGGGTTGAAAAATACCGCCGCTATGAACGGGGCGATCACGACCAGAATTTGACTAAGCAGCAGCGATTACTTTTGAATATCCAATCTGATGATAGCGATCTAAACGAGGCATCTTCCAATTATTGTGGGATCGTGATTGACATGATGGCCGGGCGGACGCAAGTGTCAGAGATTACCAGCGAGGATGAAACTGAGAATAACTGGATTATTGACACGCTGGGTCGTAACCGATTTGAGAGCAAGCAGGGTGAATGGTTTAGGGGTGCAATTCGGGACTGTGAGAGTTATGTCATTGTGGACCCGCAAACTGCCCTGTGGTCAAGTGAACCAGCTTATGATGGCTACTCCGGCGTGGTGGCAATTTATGACCCCATGACGATGCTGCCGAACTGGGCGTGCAAGCTCTATTCTACGGCGGAATCGGCTGACGTGTCGAGCGATGCCGATGATTTGGGTGATTCTCAGACCGTGAATATCGTGGTTTATCAGCCCGATCAAATTACCTATTGGATTGGTCAGAGCGGGGGCGGTGAAGTTGCACCTGTCAGAATTGAACAGCCCGAAGGTGTGAGCTTACCCATAGTTGAATCGGGTAATGGCTATCAATGGTCGCTGGGGCTTATTCCGATGGTGCAGTTTGCCAATAAGCGCGACAACTACACCCCCTACGGCGAAAGCGAAATCCGGTCGGTTATTCCCTTACAGGACATTGTGAACGGCACGCTTTACGACATGATGATGGCCTCGAAGTTGTCGGCGTTCAAGATTTACTATTCGATTGGGATGGAAATTGACAAGGACGGGATCGTTCCGGGGAGTGCAATCAGTTTCGTGCTAAAAGACGCCAACGGGAATGCAATTACCGATTTTACCGCCGAACAGATTGAGTTCCTGAAATCGGTGAAGGTTGGCGAGTTTGGCGTAACCGATATGAGCCAATATACCAATCAGCTTGACAAGCTGGAGCGTGAAATCAGTCAGGTTTCCAGTACCCCAGTTTACGGCATCACGGCGCAGGGTAACTTGTCCGGCGAAGCGCTGAAACAGCTTGAGAGCGGCTTGATTGGCAAGGTGTACCGCTTCCAAAATGAGAATAGCGGCGCAATTGAGATGCTGTTGCGGATGACGGCGGAAATCCAACGGAACTTCGAGGTCAATCGCTCCTTCATGAGCCGGTTTAGCACGAAGGTAATGTCATTCCTGGGCTTACAGAAGCCTACCGATCCACCCAAGTCGCTGGATAATATCTCAATCAACTGGCAATCCCCTGAGATCGTGAACGTGGCTAACCAGATGAACGCCTTGTCGCAGTTGCGGCGGGATAATCCTGGGCTATGGCCCGATGAATGGTATCGGGAGCGAATTGGCGGCCTGATTGGGATGTCCTCAAGCCAGATCAAGGCCGAAGGTGAAAAGGCGCAGCTGCAGAGCGCAATGTCGTTCTCTGACCTGATGAACGCCAATAATGAGCCTGGGCCGATTGTGTAGAAAGGCATAAATGCCCTCCCTCTTTACACTCCGCGAATACATCAACGCAACGCTTGACCGTAATTATGCAAGTGCGGCTGGCCCGATGTTGCAACAGATCGCCCAGCTTGCCAAAGGTCAAGGGTCGGCGGTTCAAGCCGCCTTGCGTGAATTGGAAGCGGAAGCCCAACGGTTACAGGAAGCCAGCGAGCCAATGAAGGCCGACAATCCGGTATTGCTCAAGGCGTTATCGGTTATCGAGGCCGAAATGGTCGCAACGCAATCGCTGGTGTCGGCCAATTCCTCTGACATTGAGGCGTCCGGTCAAAAGATTGCGCCGGTTACTGTTGCCGCCAAACTGTTTGGCGCGGTGACGGTGGCCTTGATAGCGGCTGGTATCAATCCAATGGCCTCCAAAAAGCGGTATGAGGATGCGATCACGTCAACGGGCATGGGCTTTGTCTGGCCTGACACGCTGGACTTTGCCACGGATTACACTCAATCCCCCGCGTGGATTGCACGAATGGAGGGCTGGGGCACGGGCTATTCTGATATAATCGGCAAGACTATCCGGCAAGGTCTGTCACAGGGCTGGTCGCCGATCAGGACCGCTCGTGAGGCCCGCAAGTACGCCGAAAATATCCCCGTGTCGGCGGCTGAGAATATCACCCGCACCTTGCAATTGACCAGCTACCGTGAAGCCTCCCTGAGAATGGAGGTTCTAAATGGGCGGTACATTGAAAAGAAAATCAGGGTGGCAAAGCTGGATGATCGGACGTGTTTGAGCTGTATTGAATTACACGGGACAGAATTAGAGGTTGGTGAACGGGTAGATGATCACTACTGTGGTAGGTGCGACTCAATTCTGATTCCCGTTGGCGGCTCAATACCTGCCACGATGCAAGCCGATAGCAAGCCTGGTCAGCGCAATTTCGTACCTTTTCAGACTGGGAGTGAGTGGTTTGCCGGATTATCGCCGGAACGTCAGGCGCAGCAGGCCAGCTTCTTGAAATCCCCAGCAAAGTTGAAAGCCTACAAGGACGGCGTTCCGTTGGCCGATTTTGTGGGCGACCATACCGATGACGTGTTCGGACATCAGTATGTGGAACAGAGCCTATTCAGGGCAATTGGCAGTGATGCGCAGGGGTATTATGGGAGTGGTGACAAATGAAAGATAAAAAAATCAAAAAATATGCCCGCGAGCGGTTTTCGTGGTGGTCTCAATGGCTTGGGCTGAATTATGGAAGTATGAACTTGATATTTGACGAGTTTATAAAAGACGCCTCTGGCCCAGATGTAGCCGGTATTTGTGATACGGATTGGCGTTATCAAGAAACCGTTATTACTCTTGCTATGCACAAATTGAGAACCTTAAATAAATATCAAATTGAAAAAGTTATCGTTCACGAACTGATGCACGTATTCTTGAACGAGATGCGCGAAGAAGGAATTGACCACGAAGAACGCGTTGCAACGAATTTACAAAAAGCGTTTTTGTGGGTTAGGGATGCGAGTAAGAAATGACAATGAGTGAAAATGTTTATCATGTTGTTCTGTCTCCAAATGGCGGCTATGTTGTACGGCGGGCTGGATGCGTTGATGAAAATAAAATGGCCCATTTTGATGATCGCGATTCTGCTATCAAATATGCAAAAACACTTGGCGTAAAAACATTTATTCACGATGATGGCGGAATGATTGAGGCCGTAATCGGTTATGCCTAATCATTGCAACGCCTGTCAATTCTTTCGCTCTCCCGATTTTTACGATCCGTATGAGATCGGTGATAATTGGTGCTCTAACTTGCAGAGCGTGAATTTCGGGCACAGCGTGAAACACAATGACACTTGTGAGGCGTTTTCATCGAAAGAGTCCCCAACCTGGCTGATCACACTCGAAAAGCTACTGAGGAACGTGCGGAATGACCGATAAGTTAGACCGTGAGCGGGAATTGAAAAAGAAAGAGCGCGTTGCCCTGCTGATGCAGGTTGACGCTATTGAGGAATTTTTGGATATGCCTAAGACCTCAGAGATCAGGCAATGGGCGAAGGAAAAAGGGTTTTATAATAAGTTTAGGGTGTGCAAAGAGTAGAAAGGAATGAGATGAATAAAGATCAGGCATGGGATATTCAGCATAAGTTTGAAAGGCCATCCGGTTGGATTCAATGGAAAGGCACGGACGTTTGTGTCGATTTGCGTTGTACGTGTGGATGTTCGTTTCATTATGATGGCGAATTTATGTATTATGTAAAGTGCCCTAATTGCGGACAAAACTATTTTGTAAACGGTCATATTCAGCTTATTCCAATTGACGAATCCGATGGAGAGCTTGAGCCGTTATTGGCAAAGCCGGAGCTGGGCGGTTATAGTGTCAGAGAGATCGTTGCTGTATTTACAGAATATGGCATAGACATTCCAGACATATTGAGAGAAGATTTTTATGGCGACCCGGAGGGAGAAGGTGATGTCTGAGAATAGCGGAGATGATAAGAATAAATTTGAATCTGATTATTACGAGGTGTTTGTAAATGATACTCTTCAACTTATTGACAAGGCAACAACGGATGAGCGAATATATTTAAGAGACAGACTTGAGGAGCTTTTAGAATTTTCAGACGGGCTTCCGCAAAACAATATTATCTCTGTAATTAAGTTGTTGGATGCCGTGATATTACACGAAAACACTTGACAAACCCTGTACACTATGGTAACATTATAAGGTAACAACGTCCGCCTAGCGGACTAAATACAGGCAGTGTACCAACACGCCGTTTTTGTAGCTGGAAACTCAATCGAGTTCTAGCCGCAAAAGCGGCGTTTATTTTTTAACCTTATTCTCATCCCGTTGGATGTAAAACTCGAAAGGATATTGAAATGCCAGAAGACAAGACTGAACTTGAACAACCGAAACCTGAAGGGAAACAACCTGGAGCGGCTGCGGAGCCGAATACACCCGATAGCCAGGAACACATGGTTCCCAAGTCACGCCTAGACCAGGAAATTGGTAAGCGCAAAGACCTTGAGGAGCGCCTCGAAGCCTTGGAGAAATCGTCTAAGGAAGCAGAGGAAAAGCGCCTCGAGGAACAAGAGAATTGGCGCGAGCTTGCTCAAAAGCGATTAGAGGAAATCGAATCATTGAAGCCAAAAGCCTCTGTTGCAGAAGAGCAGGAGAAGTCGCTCCAAGAATTACTGAAATCTCAGATTGATGAAATTCCAGAGGATATGCAGAGCCTGATACCAGAACAACTGACCACATTACAGAAGCTCGATTGGTTATCAGTCAATAAGGCGAAATTGCTCAAGCCAACCGCCCCCGATATTGGGGCTGGCAAGCGCGGTGCTGGAAGTGGCAATTTGGCAGGCGTTGAATTGACCGCAGAAGAAAAGGCTACCGCCAAAACGTTCGGTTATTCAGAAGAAGAATACGCAGAATGGAAAACTAAAGAATCGCTCACTGAATGAGCAAAGGATTATTAAATGGCAGCTCCTACTTATACATGGAAGTTTGTCGGTGACCTGTTTGGGGATCGCGTCCCCAAGATTGTCACTTTAGAGGCCACGGCCTCACTTGATGCCAAAGTCGGCACCTTGCTGGTCAACAGTTCTGGCCAGGTAGACGAGGCCGGTGCCAGCTCCGCAGAAATCATCGGCATTTGTGCCGAAACCATCTCAAACGCAACCGCAGCAGATCCGGTCAAGGTCGAATTGATTGCCCCCGGCATGATTATTCGCGGCACCGCCGATGCAGACGCCTCAAGCCTTGCTGGTTTCAACGGCAAAACGATTGACACCAATGCTGACGGTTCCCTGGATGTGGCTGATACCTCCAATGGCTGTTTGTCTGTTTACCGGGCAACCGGTACTGGCAGCACCACCGTAGATTGTGTCGTTACCACCGGCGCACTGATTGAGGCATAAGGAGATAACACATGGCTACACCTATGATTTCTGATCAATTTGGTAACTATACGCTCCCCATTATCCGCAAGGAGTGGGCGCAGCGGATGAACGCAATTCAATCCCCCCTGGCCTCATTTTTCGGCATCGAATCTTCACAGCACGCAGCCGAATACTCACAGGGTCTTGGATCGCTTGATTTAGTCCCAGAATATAACAGCTCCTCCGCAGAGGGCGCACCGGGCGCTATTGAATACGATAGCTTTAGCCCGCTTTATGAAACGACCTTCACCCACAAAGAATACGCCAGTGGCCTCGCCATTGAACGTAAGCTGTGGGACGACAACCGCACCGGCACTATCAAACGCTTGGCCCAGAACAAGGGCTATCAGTTCGGGATGACCATTGCCACTCACATGACCTCAGTCCTGAATAACGCCTTTTCCGGCTCCTATGTTGGCGCCGACGCCGTTGCGTTGTGCTCCGCATCTCACCCGGTTAACAGCGTTGATACTGGCACGACCTTTAGTAACGCAGGTTCAACCGCGTTCTCCTACGCCGCAGTCAAGGCCACCATCCAGGCCGGTAAGGACATGAATGACGATCGGGGAAATCCGTTCCCGGTCATTTATGACACTATCTATGTCCCGACCGCCCTTGAGGGTCAGGCTTACGAAATCGTGGATGCCTCCGGCAAACCCGGTTCGGCCGACAACGACGCTAACGCTTTGAATCGCCGCTCATTGAAGGTCATCGTTGACCCCTATCTGAGCGACTCGGACAACTGGTTCATGCTGGATAGCCAGCTCGCACCAATGCACTTGCTTTGGTACTGGCGTGTTCGTCCCGAAGTTGAAATGCACCCCGCTTCAAAGTACGACCTGGTTCTGAAATATCGCGGTTACATGCGTTATTCCTTCGGCTGGGATGATGCACGCTGGATTTACGGCCACGAGGTCTAAACACTAACCCATTATGGGGAGGTGTAACAGCCTCCCCAACAGTAACCCTCGCTAATAAAGAGGGCGAGTAAATGTCGAGCAATCGACTGAATCCGTTTTTACGGTACTTAGGAGGTACTAATGGCAAATACTAATTTTTCTGGCCCGGTTATTTCCGCTGCCGGATTTACAGGTGATTTGACTGGCGATGTTACGGGCTATGTGACCGGTCTCATGTTTGGCGGCACGCCAGAGGAAATCAATTCTGACGGCAGCCTGTCAGTTTCCGTGCTTCTCAGCATTGTTGGCCCAGACGGGTCAGATGGTTCGGCTGCCACTGCCTTTTCTCTACCAGATGGCACGGCTGGTCAGGTGAAGCTGCTGAAATATAATGACGGCTCCTGGACGACCAACGCCGTGGTTACCCCGGACAATCTTGAGGGCTATTCCACGCTGACGTTCAACGCAAAGGCTGAATATGCCATTCTCGTATTTGATGGAAGCTCCTGGATTCCTGTTGTTTCAACGGCGACTCTCGGATAGTAGAAAGGCATCTCGTGAGAGATAAATTAGCGATTGTGGGGGCGGAGGCTCAGACCAGAGAAAATGCCCCCTATGACAATCCCGATTACGACATCTGGTCTTTCTCGGATTGGTTGACGGCGGATTGGCTCAAGCGGTGCGATGCGATCATTGAAGTTCACGCTCCTGCTGTTTACCGCAATCATCCCAGAACACCGGAATATTGGCAAGCCTTACAACGCACACAAACCACGATTTATATGGCGCCGATTGCGGACCCGCTGGTTCCAGCGGCGATTGAATACCCACTTTATGACGTGCTTGCTATGCTGGGACATTCGACCAATATGGGAAAGGGTGTCAAGCCCTTCAACTGCTCACTGGCCTACGCAATGGCACTGGGCGTGTTTCAAGGATACTCCATTATTGAAGTGTACGGTGTTGAATTAAATACCAACGTTGGGACCTACAGTAAACAGTCTAAAGACTTTGCCTTCTGGGTAGGATTTGCCGCTGGGCGTGGCATCACGGTTCACACCAACTGCTCAAAGGGCATGTTCTCTCACCCATTGTATGGGGTTGAGGATGCTACGCCAACATCGAAACTATACCAAATGATGCAATCTACCATCTCACAACGCGAACAGGCCCAAAAGACCGTTGACGCAGCTAATGGCGCACTCCAAGTTATCACCGAACTACTGAAAGATTAATTATGTACCGATTTACTCAGAACGTGCATTCGCTGGCAACGGGCAAGGATTACCGCAAGGGCCAAATTGTACCGCCGGACATTCCCTTCATTGAGTTTTTAGAGAAAGCCGGATCGGTTGAAAAAGTTGAAGAACGGCCTAGCAAATATGACGCGATGACCTTTGACGAATTGACCGAACTCTTACGGGAGCGCGGCCTGAAAGTATCAGGCAGTAAACAAGAAAAGATAGATCGTCTTTATGAGGACGATAAAGGCGGCAATGAATGATTGAACATATAAAACTTTATGGCACGACCGATAGCTCCGGTGACCTAACGGTGACTTCCACTGTCGGGGTCGAGGGATTTTTACATGCCGTTGAATGGATTGACGGGGCTTTTGCTGATGGCGTGGACGCGGTTCTATCCGTTGACCGAAACGATAACGCAGCCGATGTGACCCTGTTGACCCTCACCGATGCTAACTCGGATGCAATGTATTACCCCCAAACACCAGCTCAGGATAATGTCGGCACGGCAGTGACCTTTGACGGCACAAACGAAATTTATACCCGTCAAATTGTCAATGGTCTGCTAAAGCTGGTTGTTTCAGACGGCGGTGACACTAAAGCGGGCGGCTGCATCGTATACGTCGAGGTCTGATGATCTACGTTGTATCTGGAATGGCCCGAACTGGCACTTCAATGATGATGCACGCCTTAGTAAAGGGCGGTATTCCTGCTATCTATGAGGTCGGTAAGGATATTCGGGTTAAGATGCGAATCACCGAAGATTATGACCCTAACCCTAACGGGCTATTTGAGATTACACATGAGCATTTGTTAGAGCGGTTTCCTGACGATCTGGACGGCGAAGCGGTCAAAATCCATGACTGGCAATGGGCTGAAATTGGTGAAAGGCTCTCAGAGGGCTTGATGGTGGTTTACATGACCCGCCCAGCCGGTGACATTCTGGATAGCCTATGCCGATTCACAGGGCGCAAAGAGCCGTCTGACAAGATGATTGAGCGGGCTAATATGCAGTTCGAGGTGGCACAAGCCGTATCCATGCGCAAAGATGCCGTGGACGTGGTTAGAGCGGATTACAACGAGGTTTTATCAGATCCGCTGGCCTTTTTTGAGTATTTAGAGCTGCACGGCTTCCCGATCAACCCAGTCAAGGCGGCCTCGATTGTTAACCCTGAGTACCGGCATTTCAGACAGGCGGTAGTAGCATGACATTTACTTTTTCCGCTGATTTATCAACAGACTTGGCGCTGGTTCGGTTTCACATTGGTGACACGGATTCGGACGGTTACTTTTTAGAGGATGCGACAATCAACGCCCTCTTGACCTCTCAGGGCAGCGTGGGCGGGGCCTCGATTGCCTGTATTCGTTACATCATCAGCCAACTTGCCAAGCCTGACTTCAAGCTGGACTGGATGAGCGTATCAATGGCCGAGGCCCGTAAGGGCTATGAGGATTTATTGAAACGCAAAGCACAGGAGTTTGGTATATCGGCAACGGGTGTTAGCATTTCCAGCGTGATTAGCCAACCTTACCGGGCGGATAGCGCACAAGACAGTGACGAGGATGTATACGATGGTACTGCCCTCTAAACGTCTGGTCGAATCCCTGGCGAGGCGCACGGCTGACGGCTTCTTTACAGACACCGCAACGGTGACCTATAAGACTGTAAACACCTTAGACACCTATGGTCAGCCAACCTATACCACAACGGCGACTTCTGTGGCGTGCAGCTTCACTGATAAGCCCAGCAAGGAGATTTGGGCTAACTATGCAGACATTGAGCAGATTGAGGCCGAAATCCGCTTCAAGGGAACCAAGCCTAGCAAGGGTGACACGATTACACTGACGCACCGATTCAATCGTGACGATGATGACGCCCAAGATTACACGGCGCAGACTTTTGAGATCGTTGACATTCGGGATCGGGACGCCTTTGGTTATGTTTGCGCTCTGAAAAAGGTGCAAGTATGAAAGCAGACTTTGACGTGGATTATAGCAAGCTGAAACAGGCGGCCAAGAATGCCGTATTGACGGCTGATGACCTGCTTGAGATTGGCTATGCGGGATCGGCGGTGGTGCAGCAATCGCAAAAGACAAAAGTACCAGTAGATACGGGCGCAACACGGACAAGCATCAAAGATCACATTGTTACTTCAACCCGGACTTATTTCGAGGATGACATTGGCCCAGAAACAGAATATGCCCCAAATATCGAGTATGGGCGCAAGGATATGCCTAATTATCCGATTCAGCCCTTCGTGCGCCCTTCGGCTCACGGACAAAACAGGGCGGACGCCTTGAATGCAATCGCTAGAACTTTTGGCTTGAAGGTGGCTAGTAAATGGCAGAAATAACATCGAACCTCAGAACATTCCTGCTGGCCGATAGCGGCATTTCAACGGCATTTGGCACTCGGATTTATGTCGGCAAGGCCATTGACGGGCCAAGTTACCCGTTTGCAATCATCCGCAAGGTTGTGCCTTCCCCCGCCTACTCACACGATGGGCGTTGGGGAAACGATGACCTGATTCAGATTGATGTTTACGATAGCGATCTGTCGTCATGTGTTGCCGGAGCTGGGTTGATTGAGGCGGATCTTAACGGATATGTCGGAGCAATGGGAAGCATAACAAACGCATTTGCATTAATAGAACAGCCCCCTACCGAAGAATGGCGGCCCAATTCAAGACATTGGCGCTCTCGGATGGATGTCACTATCAAATGGACGGTGTAATGGCAAAACAAAAAGAAACTCCTAACAATGAGGAATTAAAGGAAATTACTGATGATATTCCTCAAATTCCCGATGAAGAAACGCCAGAGGCGGGCAGGGATAAGCCGGAGGTTATCAAAGGAAAGGCGGTGATCGAGTCTCTTAAGGCCGAAAAGCCTTACTCGGTGCGGCTGTGGGCTGGGAAAATTCCGGTCTATGTATGTAACCGCTGCAAAATTCAACGGGATAGCGAAGAACAAATGATTATGCACGCTGTCAAGCACTATCCAAAAAATCAACAGAATGACGTATTCGATTATTTAGTAAAGGAATTAGGGCATGAGTAACGCATGGTGGGCTTATGGTTCTGAGTTTCAAATTGGAACCACGAAAGTAGCCGAAGTTATTGACATCAGTGGCCCCAGCATGAGTAAAGATGCCATTGATGTGTCGCACAATGACGGCACGGCTGGGGATGGTTGGCGGGTATTTATTCCAGGCTTCCGCGATGGCGGTGAGATTGGCGTGTCTGCTAACTGGATTCCGGTGGATTCAACGCACGATGGGTCAACGGGTATTCTGGGTGTTTTTGAAGGGAACTCCCTGCAATCGTTCAGGATTGTCACAGCCGATGATGGTTCGAGTGGAACGGTAACGATTAGCTTCAATGGAATTGTTACCAGCTTTAACCCGACAATGCCATTGACCGAGCAGGGCAAACTAGACTTCACCATCAAGGTGAGCGGCGCGGTGACATTCGCATAAGGAGGTTTTATGTCAAACGCATGGTGGGCCTACGGGTCCGACTTCAAAATTGGTGACGATGGCACGGCTGAACTTTTTACAACCGTTGCGGAGGTAATTGATATTAGCGGCCCAAGCATGAGCCGGGACGTGATTGATGTTACCAGTCAGGATAGCACCAACGGCTGGCGTGAGTTTATCCCTGGATTCAGAGACGGTGGAGAGGTTTCGATTTCCGCTAACTGGATTCCTGTCAGCTCAACACAGGATGCTACAAGCGGGATTCTGTCAAAGTTCACCGACAACGTATTGCACAATTTCCAGATTGTCACGTCCGATGACGGATCTGGCGGCACGATGGATATTGATTTTGCTGGGATCGTCACTCAATTCAACCCCTCACTGCCTATCACAGAGCAAGGCAAGTTGGATTTCACTATCAAAATTTCCGGCGCGGTCACTATCGCTGCCAGCACCTAATCAGTAGAAAGGTTTTAAAATGGCTCTTTCAAAGAATGATATTTTAGACATTGATGACATTAAAACGAAAGAGATTGAAGTTCCGGAATGGGACGGCTCAGTCTTTATTCGGCAACTGACCCGCGGTCAAGCTGATGAATATTTTGGGCGGCGGTTTGCCAAGTCCGAACTGAAACAGCGCGGGCGCAATCAGAGCGAAGTTGAATCAGATGTCAAGCTATTTGGGCACGATGCCTGGCTGGTGGCTCAGGCTGTTTGTGATGAAAACGGTCAGCGGCTTTTCAGTAACGCCGATGTCAAAGAACTTGAGAAAAAGAATTCTAATGCCATTGGCAGGATTGCCGTTGCTATCGTTGACTTTTCCGGCATGGGTCAGGACGTTGAAGAGCTTGACGAACTAAAAAACTAATTGCCGACCCTGACCGAATGTTTGAACACCGGTTGGGGTTGGCTTTAGGGCTGACGCTGGGCCAGATCAGGGCCTTGCCAAATGAAGAATATCGCTCTTGGCGAAGCTATTACAAGCTGGAGCCGTGGGGTTGGCAGGACAGTGAATATCGCACGGCGGCACTCATGGCAACGATGGTCAACACAACGGCAACCAAGCGCAATCAGACCAAGAAAATAAGCGACTTCATGCGTGACCCTGAAAGGGCCATTGTGGGCCAGATAAACGAAGCCGAACGGCGTGAGAAATGGCTCAAGGCCACCAAAAAAGAACGGATGCAGATGCTGGCCGCCTCGTTTGGTGGAGCTGGCATCAAAGCAAAGGTGAAAAATGGCAACAGCAGCGACCATAGCGGCTAAATTAACGCTTGATACACGGGATTATGACGCTGGTCTAAGTGATGCCGAAAAAAAGGCGGCATCATTTGAGAAAAAACTAAAAAAGACCGGTAAGACTCTAACCAAAGTAGGCGGTATTATGACCGCCTCTTTGACGTTACCGATTGTTGCTGGATTTAAAAAGATGGTTGATGCCGCCTCGGACATGGAGCAGGCAGCGGGCGCCGTCAATACCGTATTCGGTCAGAGCGCTTATATTATCGAGGACTTTGGGCGCAGGTCGGCAACAGCGGTTGGCCTTGCGGAGTCAGACTTTAATCAGTTGGCGGCGGTTACGGGGTCGTTCCTGCAAAACCTGGGCTATGACGCCGACGCCGCCGCACAAGAAACACTTGTATTGACAGAGCGCGCCTCTGACATGGCGGCTGTTTTTAATACCGATGTTTCTCAGGCGTTGCAGGCGATCCAGTCTGGTCTCAAAGGTGAATTCAATCCCTTAGAGCAATTTGGTGTGAAGATTAATCAGGCGGCGATCAATGCGCGTGCGCTTGAAATGGGGCTTGCGGATGCTACGGGGGCCATTGATGATAACGCAAAGGCGCAAGCGGCCCTATCCCTTGTGATGGAGCAGACCGACAGGATCGCCGGACAATTTGCCAGCGAATCAGAGACCTTCGCGGTCAAGATGCAGGTTCTCAAGGCGGAATTCAAAGACGCCGCTGCCGAACTTGGAGTACGGTTACTTCCTCTTGCGGTTGACCTGCTGGACTGGGCGATCAAGATGATTGACAAGTTTGACGAGTTGAATCCCAAACAAAAAGATTTTATCGTTATTCTAGGCGGCGTGACGGCTGCTTTAGGCCCGCTGTTGGTTGCGGCCGGATCTGTTGTGAATGCTATGAGCAGCCTGGTTACAGTTGTTCCAAAGGTCACAGCGGCTATCTCTTCGATGAGTACGGCGGTTGCCGCGTCCGCTGGGCCAATAGCCGTATTGCTTGCCGCGTTGACCGGCGCAATGCTGATAGCGGATCGGGCGGCTAAAAAGACAAAAGTCCTGCGCGATGAGATTCTTGATGAGAATAAGGCCGTCATCCGAATGGACGGTACTTATCAGGATTATCTCGATAGCATGGAAGATTACCTGAAACTCGCCGGATTGA